TTAGAGTTGTGTCTCCCACAACTTCAAGAGTTCCACCAATGTCAACATTACCCTGTAGATCTGAATCCTGCACAACAGTAAAGTTACCGTTAACAGAGAAGTCAGTTGCAATGATGTTATATTTAAATTTACCGTATACAGCAAAACTTAATACATTAGGATCTTCAGCCCATACGATGATTTGCTGATCTCCTGTTGCTTTTACATCAGTTCTTTGATAGAATGTACGTGGGAACAGTTTAGTGTTATAATTTAAATAGTTAGAAGTCTGCAACGATGCTTGACCATCCTCTAAGATTCCTATTCGGAATCTGGTTGGTTGAGCACTCTGGTTAGAGATGAAGATAGAAAGTTCGACATCCTCTCCAGTAGGAACTGTATAGAGACTTGTATTTGTTTTGCCATTAGTTAGCAATAACGAATTTAAAAATCCAGAACCAACTGGATTATCAAGAACCTCTCCATGCACTAAGAACGATGTAAGGTCGGAATCACTATATACCACTAGACTTTGCTCATTGGCGTAGTATAGAGTTTGTGTTTCGTATGTCTCTCCTGCTGCAATTTCTAAATCATATAGAATGTAGTTTGATGGAGCGAATGCTAACAACGCACCACTAGAAACTCCAATCCTAACCCGTACAGGGTATGGACTTTGGTGTGCGATTGAGATTTTCGCTTCTACCAGCTTACCTGCTGGAGCCACATGAAGGGATGTCCTCGTCTTAATCTGTGGTACAATCGCTGCTAGAGCACCATAAGTAGCCATAACTTTAGGGTTTATATTACAATCATGTTTATTTATAAGTTAGACTGAAATGAAAATTCTTACTGGATTTAATGGGTTTATTGGAAAAAAGTTTGCCGATAAACTTGGAAAGGACTACATTGGAATAGAACAGCAGAATTGTTTTCAGTTAATTGACAACCTACCAATCTGGGATCAGGTAGATGAGATCATCCATATGGGAGCAATCTCTTCAACAACAGAAACTGATATTGGAAAAATTACAATATACAATACTGAATTTTCTATTAAACTATTCAAAAAAGCAATTGAACTAGGTATACCAGTCAAGTATGCTTCCTCAGCATCAGTATATGGAAACCTTCCTGGTTCAATGAATCCACTAAATTACTATGCAATTTCAAAATTGCAAGTTGATTACTGGGTTTATGACAATATTGAAAAGTTTAAAAATATTCAAGGGTTTAGATTCTTCAATGTATATGGAGAAGGTGAAGAGCACAAAGGAAACCAACGTAGTCCTATTAGCAAATTTGTTTCTGAAGCAAAGATGACTAAGAAGATTAAGATCTTTAAAAATTCTGAGAAGATGATTAGAGACTTTATTTACGTTGATGATGTTGTTGACCTTGTTCTAAACCAGAAGGGAGGATCAGGAATGTTTGATCTTGGCACAGGACATCCACACTCATTTAGAGATATTGCTGATATTGTTTGTAGTAAATACGATGCAAAGATAGAAGAGATTGACTTCCCCGAACATTTACAAGGGAAGTATCAGTATTATACTTGTGCAGATATGGCGTGGGCTGAAGGTTATAACTTCACCAACGTTGAAGATTACATCAATCGCCCCGAAGAACCCGATACGAATCTTCTTCAAAATGCTCGGTAGAAAATTCAAATAGTTCAACGTCTGTGATGCCTTCCATCATATGCCTAAGACCAGGAGGTATGTAAAACTTATCTCCTGGTTTTAATATAATTGTGTCTGCATCTATAAAGTCATCCCTATGACCATAGGTCATCTTTAGTTCACCACTCTGAACATAGAATGTTTCATCTTTAATCTTGTGGTAATGATATGAACACTTCTTACCTGCATTAAAATATAAAAGTTTTCCACAATACATTTCAGAATTGCAGATCCACTTTTCATATCCCCAACCTTTTTGTACGATCTTCATGCAAAGAAGTCCTCATCGTTTAAACCTTTATCATCGATAAAGAAATCAGCATGGGGTTTGCCCATGATTAACTCATGATACTTAACACCCCACATTTTTAATTGTGCTTGAGTGAGAGGTCTTAACAAGTCCTCTGCTGCTACTGCTGCTTCTGCATGAGGGAGATCTTTATTCCTACCCATAGCACGAGCAGTCATGTATATTATGTAGTGACCCTCATCATATAGTTTATTAACTGCTGCTATCCTATCTTTCTTAGGAGTAGCACCTTCATACTGACAAGTACCACACCCATCACCAGGTGTACAGATAGTACCATCTATATCAAAGCAGTATCTCATCTATATCATCTCCAGAAAGAACGTATGTGCCAGTATTTTGTACTGCTATTGCAGCAGCCTTATTAGCATAAGGTATAGCTTTCTCTATTGTACCATACTCTAGGTAGAAATAAACCAAAGCACACAAGAAAGTATCACCTGCCCCTGCTACATCAAAACAAGGAACATGTTCACCAGGATATATAATTCCTTTATATTCAGCACCAGCACTACCTTTAGTAACAATTTTGTTTCTGTATATACCTTTCAACTTAGAGTCTTCTAACTCATTGATCTTAATGAAGCATCCTTTCTTAGGTAGTTTAGTCTTCTTGCTGTCTATGAATACAGGACCATTAAATGCTTCTACCAGTTCAAATATCTTTTCTGTATCTAAGAATCCTTTGTCATAATCAGATATGATCATGGCATCAAATGGTTCTCCTAAAGGTAGTGCATGATGATGTATGTTAGTAGGATAGGTATTACCAGTTGGTAAATCCCATCCATAGTCAGCAACCTCATCATCCTCATCCATCCTCATCAGTTGTTGATTAGATCTTTCATCTACAAATCTAGTCTTAACTGGTTTTAATTCATTGGTCATCAAATATACATCCACACCAAATGACAAGAGGTTTTGTCTTACATTACTTGCCATTCCTTCTGCTGTTTCAGTACGAATGTATTCCATTACTGGTACAGGTGCTTCAGGACTTAACCTTGTACACCTGCCATAAACGTATTTGTCTATACAAGTCTCACCTATAACGATGACCTTGTATTGTCCTTGTTGTGGAATATTCTCCGATCCTATCGAAGAATTCAACTCGTTTTGCATACTCACGTCCTACTACGTCTCCGTTTTTCCAATCAGAACCTACCACTAGTATATCAGGGTTTATGATTTTTATCAATTCTTCAAGCTCTTGTCTTGAATCGAACGTATGGATTACGTCCACTGCTTTCAAAGAACTTAATTGATACTTCCTATCCTCTAATGGATAGATAGGTCTATCTGATCCTTTGTCTTCTCTGACCTTTCTGTCAGTATCGATACCAACTATAAGCATAGATCCTAAAGACCTAGCATAATTTAGCAATTCAAAATGTCCTCTATGGAGAACATCAAAGCAACCATTAACCCAAATAATCATGTGTACTTTGCATATAGATTTCCATGTAGTTGATTAGGATGCTGTTGTTGTTTTAGATGTGGTGCATCAATATCAGCACAGAAGAAAGCAGTTACGACATGCTTTGAATCCATTGTAGATTTATTACCTCTGTGTGGATATAACTGATTGCAAGGGAATATTAAAAGTTTTCCTTGCTCAGCTTCACATTTATAATCTAGATCAGGAAACTCAGTTTCCCCACCACCCCTAACACTATCCAAGTAAATTATCATAGCATATAGTCTTGATAATAAAAGTGGATCCATAGGGGATATGTCAATATGATCCCTAAAGAACCCATTATTTTTTTCATAACATCTAATAGAATGATCGTAAGATACTAGGGGTGCTCTCCAAAGAAGTTTGTCTTTAACACCCCACTTATAATAATGATTAATAGCACGATCAGCTTCAGATGCTAACTGACACCAGAAATCTTGTCCAATAATAGGAACTACTTGCTTTGCTTTTTTATGTTCAGTATCAACTTCACCTACTCCAACACCTCCTTCTTCATGAAATCTTTGATTAGTCCAGAACCAATTCTTCCATCCATCACAATCTTCTTGAGATAGAAAACCTTTTTCTTCATATATTAAATCAGTTAATTCCATAGTAGTTTTTTAGATATCTATTTTCTTTTTGTATTAGGTCAACAGTTGATTCTTTTACATCTGGAAAGAATAATAATTCACTCTTCTCAGGTAAGTAAAGATAACATATCTCACTTTCTCTCATAGTCTTTAATGCATCCTCTATAGTTTCTACTATAGTATCGCCAGCTAGATTAAAAGATGTGTTGAATAGAATAGGAACATCTGTCAAATGATAGAATGCCTCTATTAATTTATAGTAGTTTGGATTCTGTTCTTCTGTAAGAGTTTGAATACGACATGTTCCATCAACATGAGTGATACATGGTATCTTCTCTATCATTGATTTTAATACATCAACAGCATACATCATATGTGGTGATTCATATAACCTATCCATATCAAACCATTCCTGTGCATGGTCAGCAAGTACCGTACCAGCAAACGGTCTCCAATACTCTCTCTTCTTTACTTTGTTAACAACATCCTTTCCATCTACAGCACGAGGATCATACAGTATAGAACGATTACCCAAAGCACGAGGACCATTCTCAGATTTGCCTTGAGCAATAGCAACAACATTGCCTTCACTGATTAGTTCAGCAACTCTTTCAGGTGTAGCCTCGCATACCCTAAATTCATTCTGTTGCAATTCATAATTATACCTCAAAGGTTGTCCAAAATATAGATTCTTTAATGGTCTTATTTTTTTCTTTCTAGCAAGTTTACGACACTCTCTTACATAAGTTATATACGCTGCCCCCATAGCAGTACCACAGTCACTAGACATAGGTTCAACATATAGATTAATTTCTTTTGGTAACCTTCTTAATATTCTATAGTTAGCAACACAATTTAAAGCACACCCACCAGTAAAGATAATATTATTAGACCCAGTTAATCTTTGTGTATCCATAATCCTTTGGTACACATATTCTTCAAATTCATTTTGCATTTTCCATGCTAGATCTGCATGTCTTTTAAACTTATCATCTTCATCCTTAGAATATGATATGTAATCATAAGGAAGTACCTTTACCATCACATTTTTATGTTCATTGAAATCTGCTAAAGCAAACCTGTCTTGATCCCCTCCTCTATCAGATATCATTGATTTAATTTTATCATTGGGTTCTCCATATGAAGAGATACCCATAGTTTTACCACACGCTAAACCATCCCATCCCAAATAATCTGTGATACTAGAATAAACCATCCCAACACCAATACTTCTTGTATCATCTACATATGACGGTGCATTCTCAATTGGTTGATTATTATATCCAATAACCTTTTGACTTAAACATTCTGCTGCATTAGGATCTTCATTGAAATAGAAGATACTCTCATGCTCCTTACCCCACTCATGGTCAGCACCAGCACCATCTATTACAAGTATACCTGCTTTATCAAATCCTGAATTATAGAACGCACAAGAGGCATGTAGAGAATGGTGGTAATCCTTTGCTTCTACATACCGTTGAACCTTAATCCCTATCTTCTTAATATATTTAAAGTAAGGTCCGAAATCATTTTTAGTATTGTACAAATGTGTATAAGCACATAGGTCAATTTCTTTAGTGATTTCAGCTACTTTATCCAGAGCATTAAATACTTCCCTGTCATATTTGACATGTGTTAATCTTTCTTCCTGTAAAGACAATACAATTTCATTGTCCTTCATGAGACAGATAGCAGCATCATGAGATCTATTAACACCAAGTATCCACATAATTAAGCAGGATTAAAATTTATATTTAAAACTAAACGTTCAGTTGTGCTCTCTGGATAGCGAGAGGCATGATATCTTCGACCATCAAATAAAACTAATCTACCTGATTTAGGTTTCACAGTTTTAGCAACGGTAAAGAGACTGGGGTCATACCCATTAATGAACCTCTTGATATTAGGATCTAGAAATTCATTAAAGAAATGAGTATCACCATCACTATCATTAAGATAATAGATTGCCGTGTATTTCAATCCATCATCCTGATAATCAACATGTGGAACATGATGAGGTTGTTTGTTCTTGTTCAATGTAAAGAGACCCAATCTTAATTGAACAAGATCCTTGATAGTCATATTGATTTTTTCTTCCATCGAGTACAAGAGAGGAACGAAGATATCATACATCTCAGATTCCTTACCCTCTCTCCCCCAAAGGATGTGCATAAACCCAGTAAACGAAGCATCCTCTACATCAAGCTTGGAATCATTAAGTTTATTTTGTTCCCAATACCACAGTGGTGATGTTATATCACGATTGAAGTACCATGGAAACTTTGAATCCATTACTGTTTGTTTTAAATGCTCCTGATATCTTGGACTGATTACATCATCAATAACTAAGATATCTTCAAAATGGTCAGTCATCGGACTTGTTAGGAACCTTAACTAGTTTTTGAATTTCTGGGAGATACATGTATTCGATCTCACTATGTTCTAATGTCTCTAACGCATCATAGATTGTTTCAACAAGAGGTTCACCTCCAAGATTGAAACTAGTGTTAAAGAGTATAGGTACATCTGTAATCTTATGGAAAGCATCAATGAGCTTATAGTAGTGTTCATTTTGTTCCTCTGTCACAGTTTGAATTCTACATGTGTTATCTACATGAATTACTGATGGAATTTTTTCTTCTATACCATCATGACATTTTACAGCATACATCATGTGTGGTGTTTCTTCACGTCCTTGAAGATCAAACCATTCATGTACATGTTCTTTTTTAATAGAACATGCAAATGGTCTGAACCATTCTCTATGTTTAACACCATTAACAATATCCTTACCATCCTTAATAGTAGGATCAAATAAGATAGAACGATTACCTAAAGCACGAGGACCACCTTCGGATCTTCCTTGAAAGATCGTAACAATTTTACCTTCACGAATAAGTGCAGCAACTGAATCATAATCAGTATCTTTTACATCTAGACCAGCAATAGCTTCATTATAAGTAGCAGGATCATACTGAGGACCATAGTAAACAGATGCTTGTTTTCTAGGTTCTTCACTATCAGTAAGTTGATGCCACTTCCATAATGCTCCACCAATAGATGTACCACCATCATGTGAAATAGGTTCACAATATAGGTTAAGTTCAGGGAAGCGTTCCCAATACTTATAGTTTGCTACACAGTTAAGACCATAACCACCACAGACTACAACATTATTTTCACCAGTTAACTCAACTGCTTTCTCAATTAATTGACACATACGTTCAGATGTTTGTTCCTGAATCTTATATGCCATATCCTTCTGAACTTCTGTGTGCTCTATAATCTTACCTTTAGTTTGCTGGCGTTGATCATTCTTGAGAATGTCGAATCGAGCTTCATTGATAGTAGCAGCATTAGGATATGTTGGAACAATCAAATCTCTGTTACCCCATTCCCCATTAAAGAATGATGGTATTTCATCATTAGGTTTTCCGTATGGTGCAAGACCCATAAGTTTACCTGCCTCAATAGCAGGGAACCCACAATACTGTGTTACTGCTTCATACATTTTAGTATGACCAGGATATTCAGTAATGAATGTATTAGGTTCTGGTTCATGGAAACCAATAGCAGCCTTAGTTCCTACATGCTTCCATACTGGTTCAAACTCTTCTGGATACTCTGCATGGAAGATAGTTTCAAATTCATATAATGTATCTGGAACTTCTTTCATTTGTAAGAAACTTCCAGCACCATCTGCAATAACACATGCAGCAGATTCAAATCCAGAATTATAGAAACCACATGAAGCATGCATTTCATGGTGATTTAAATCAAGATAAGTTGTTTCAAAGTCAAACTTTTTACGAGCAATCTTTCTTACAAATCCTTCATACATATGCTCACCAGTCCAATCTAAATTAGGACCAGATCTATGTGTATGACATACAACTAGATGATCAATGTGATCAACATACTCAAATGCTTTAAGGATACCTAACATAGGAGATCCGTCATATTTAAAACGAGTAAGGCGTTCTTCTTCTAAGTAGAAGACAATCTCACCGTCAACCATCAAGGTTGTGCTACCGTTATGACCACGTGCAACCGCTAAAATAATCATTATTTCCTCACTTTGTTTTTAATACGTCGGCAAATCCAGATGGAGTCTTACTTAATGGTTTGATATCAGTTTGATCAGCCATTAATGCTGGAATTAGATTTGGATTGTTTGATTTCTTTGGTTCCTTTATTCCTAAAGATGGCATAGGTACGTTACCAGCAGCCTTCTGTTTCTTATACTCTTCCTCCATAGCAAGAGTCTGATCTACATTTTGCTGCATCTCATCAGGAAGTCTGATAACTTTATCAGAAGATTTATAATGCTTCTTCATTAGTTTATCAACCTCTTGCATGATGACAGATTCAACCTTATCATTCATTGCCATGATACGGTCATTGACTCGGTTGGTGTATTCATCAATAGTGATACGAATAGGATCGTATACTCTTAGACCCTCACCCATATCAAGTACAGAGAATTTCTTATCTTCTGGATAACTAATGTTCTCTTTGAATGTAGATCCAACAACTACAACTGCTGGTTTATCAAATGCTTTCGCAATATGCTGTCCTACAGAATCACAACCAACAAATAGATCTGCTTGTTTAATAACAGCAGCAAGTTCTCTTAAAGATCTACCTTGTGGATGAGATACAGTTTCTGTAAATCCTTCCTTCTCAAAATCAATACTTAGTTCCGAGAGAAGAACAACAGAATGCTTCTTCTGTAATTTTTTAAGAATACTGATGACATTATTATATTCGAAACTTCTTCCAGAAGTATCCATAATAATATTACCAGCAACCTGTACTCCTCTACCAAATGGTTGGAAGACTATGGTTTTCTTTTTCTTAGTTCTTTGACGAACCTCTTCTACAATAAAGATTCCAGTTGTTTCTTCTTCTCTGGAAAGTTTAACTGATGGTTTAGGTAACTCTCTTGGTTCCGACAAACCATTGATCTCAATGTCAAATGCTTGAGATAGGTTGCATTTTTGATTATAGTAATGCCAGATTCTATATGGTTCTGGTGTAACTATATCTGTATGTTTAATCTTGTCTTCGAAAAGATCTTTATGCCAGTGATCGTAGCATTTCCTGTGTAGAATAGGATGACCTTTAAAAAAATCTGTACCACCTTCGCAGACAATAACGAAGTCTTCGTCTGGATGGTCTTCTGCATATTTTTCGAATGCAGGTATGGAGCAGATTACACGGCCTGCACCACCGTTAATGAAAAACGACTTGGGTCTCATAATATGTTAATATAGAATGATATAGAAGGATTTATTCAACTTCACCATTATTTATACGCATAAAAAAGGACGGTTTTTACACCGCCCTATCAGATCTTCCGATCTTTTTTAACCTCTCATAGTTTGTGGAGAAGCGTTTTCTATTACTGTAGGATCTGGAGTCTCAACAGACTTAGTTAATCCTGTTGCTGCATCGATCAACTCATCGTAGTCATTAACACGATAATCATATCCATCAATCCAAGGAGTACGAGGATCATCAGGGAATGGAATCATATGTGGTCCCCAACCATCAGCAGAAGCGAACTTTGTATATAGTGCTCCCAATTCTGCAACAAATCCTTCAAGAGCAGCTCTTTGTTGATCAGTAAGGTTACCCTGACCACCATTCTCAGTTGCTTCTGCATCTAAGCATGCTTGAGCATCTGCCATCAATCCATCACGTGCTGCTTTATGTTGCTCCATTGTGATCCAAGGCTTGAACCATGGAAGTGGAGATTTCCAATCACCTGCTGCTTGATCATACTCAATCTCGTCAGCTGCATAGGCATGGTCAGGTGAGATTGGGTCAGGACGTTCATAATGAACTGTGTCATCACCAGTAACTTTATATTCTTTCTGAGGATAACCAGCTGCTTTACCTGTGTCTTTACCGAAATAAATTGATGCAATAACTGCTTCTTCATCGGTAGGAGAGTTCATGTCGATCTGAACTGCAATTTGATCTACACCAGCACGAGCTTGTGCCATTTCAGCATCACCTGTTGTAGGTGGTCTGTTCATGGTAATACATGATTGAGATGGTTGAAGTTTACCGCTTGCTTTATCGACAAACACAAACAACCATCGTGGTCCGTCATAAGTCCATGTAGCAGTAAGACCTAAATCATCAGTTTGTGCCAAGTAATCGTCTGGCACTTTATAAGTGAATGTTTTTGTGAAAGCCATAACCTTAGTTTACCTATACCTTGTTATTTATAAAATTTAATTAGTTTTCGTCGTACTTGTAGTTGATACGTACCATACCACTAGTACCGTTTTGACCATGACAGCATCCACCGCCACAAGTCCAACCAGAAGGACCACCAACACCAGGAACAAAGTTGTGATCAGAGAATGATCCACCCCATCCTAATTGAGCAGTTGACCAATGGAGTAAGCAATAACCACATCCACTGTCTTCACACTGGGTTCCAGTCATCCATCCACCCTTACCGTTAACTAATCCAGCAGGATAAGGAACATGTTGCTTATTATAGCAATGGTTATTGTAGCAGAATAGATAAGAAGCACCAGGAACACCATATGCTCCACCATCTGCACCACAATAAGTTACGCAGCAACCACCAGGACAACTACTTAAGCACATAACATTCCATGTACAGCAGCACTGGAAGCAGCATGAGCATCCTCCTCCACCACCTTTAGCACAGAAGTTACTTAAGTTAGGACCAGTAATATAAGTTGATCCACCAGCATTTCCACACTGTGATCCAGTTCTACCACAACCAGGAGTACCAATCTGAATATCATAAACACAATTTGCGATTACGTTCTTATCACATTGAATACGTTTCCAAGCATATGCACCTGAACCAGCAGGAATACCTCTAGAGCAGCAGCAAGAAGAACCACCGCCTCCTCCAGCACCCCACAGTTCAAAAATAACATCACAAACACCATCTGGAATACACCACTGAGGATATCTGTAGTAGTGGTAACTTGTAGAAAACTCACTACAAGTAGATCCACATGCACCTACCATATAGTGTACACAATAACCTGTAGCAGGTAAATTGGCAAGTTTGGTAGTTGCATCAGGAGCAGATAATCCTGCTAATGAGTCAGAAGTAACGAATCCTAATAGATCTCGTAAATTGGTGTTTGGCATTCTAAGTTCCTCTGTCTTCTTATTTAGTTAAAGTAGTACCAAGCACAGTCTTCGTTAGAAGTCGCAGACTGTAACCAGCATGAACAGTATGTGATTCTAATTAAACCACCATTGCCACGCCATCCATAGCAGCATCCACCACCACATGCTGTAGCAGAAGGAGAACCAACACCAGGAAGTGTGGCGTTACAATTAATGTTATATGCCCAAGGTGTTGTACCTGTACAGTTCATATATTCATGAATACAAGCATTACCCTGATAGTTCTGAGTAATATATGCACCCATGTTGCTAATAAGTCCAGCAGGAACAGGCATCATACCTTTAGCCCAGCAGTTATTACCATCACAAGCATTGTAAAAGAATCCAGGTTTACCCTTGATCATGCAATCTCCACCGTAGGAGCAGGATCCATCAGTATGAAGATTCCTACCTAAAGTAACTTTATCTTGGCATCTATATGTTGAGTTCCAGAAAGCCCAGCAACATGTTTTACCAGGAAGTCCACCATCAGCACAGAGGTTACTAGTGTTACATCCAGTGACCCATGTCTTACATCCACTAATACCACAGCAACAACGTGAGCAGCAGGTTGGTGATGCTACACATAACTGATAACACCAACCACCTTGTATCTCAGGATACTGAAGTGTCTTTCTTACATATGATCCAGCACCACCAGGAACACCTTGCATACAGCAACATGCACCACCACCAGATCCACCACCACCCCACAACTCGAAAGTTGCTTGAGTAGTTCCACAAGGTACGCACCAATGTTGGATGCAATACTCCCAGTAGTTAGACTCGCAGTTACCTAGGTTACAATAAGGTGCGAATAAGAATACTCTTCCTTCGTGGTTTCTTTCTAATGAAGTATTTTCTGCAATCGTTTGGTCGATTGTTGAGGCAAATTCTCTGCCTAATAGTTCTCGTAAATTCATTTGCCTTTCCTTATGTTTTGCAGAATAGAGTGATTCTTACGAGTCCGTGAGCACCCTCAGAAGAACAGCAGCAACCACCACCGAATACCTGAGCAGATGTACCACCAGAACCAGGAGGACCATTTCTCCAGCAGTCTCCTGAGAGTCCACCGTTGTTACCAGTCATCCATAGTGTTTGTCGTCTACCACAACTTGCCATGTCAGGTTTTCTTGTAGCGTTGTACACACCGTAACGAGCACCGTACATAGGAGGGTTAGGATGATAGTCCTTCTTCATGCACCAGTTACCGCAACCAGGGTTACAGTCATAATGAATATATGGTGTAAGAGCGTTCCAGTACCACTTACCTTTCGCTTCACAAGCATCCATACAATCACTACTTCCTAGTGTGTAATGCTCATACTGTCCTCTGCAACATCCTGGACCTTCTTCAAATATTTTAGTTCTACAAGCGAAGTAAGAATCAACCCAGTGGCAACAGTTTCTTCCGTTACAACCACCACAAGCACAGAAGTCGCTTAATCCTGGTCCATCAACATATGACTTACAACCATCAAAACCACCTCTGGAAGGATGTCTACATGTACCACCTGCTACACAGATGTCATAACAACAATTGTCTAATGCAGAAACTCCTTGAACAGCAGCACAAACGGTACAAGAACTATATTGTCCAGAGTGTCCGTTCCAAGCAATAGAACAGCAACATGTACCAGATCCACCGCCTCCTCCTCCCCAGAGTTCGAACTTAACCTTACAGATACATGAAGGTGGAACGCACCACCTTATACGCTGCCAGTCGTAGTTGTAAGAACTACCGAACTCCCAACAGTGGTTGCCTCTGTAATATAGTTGATGTTGCCCACCACCCATGTAAGTCTGAATAGGGACTACATTGGTATCAGGTACATCTAATAAATCTCGTAAACTTGACATTTCGGCTACCCGTTATTGTTTAGTTGGACAGTATAGACCATCCGTAAGCAGAGCCTGTATAGATTAATTCAAGTGATGCATTTTTAATATCAAAATCTAAATCTTCTGCTAAATTGGCAATTTTGTGACCGTTGCGAGCAACAGTTACTTTGTTAACATCACAGTTACCAGCTGCATCAACAAGATTAATACGATCACCAATTTTACCATTAGCAGGTAAGGTTATAGTGAAAGCTGCTCCTGTAGTGTCAAGCAATAAAATTTGTCCAGCCAAAACAGAATGAGTAGTTGTTACTGCTAACGTTTCTCTTGTATCGGATACTGGTGTTAGGTTGCGTCCCATTTTCTTAATATCTCCGTGTAAATCTATTTATTAATTAGGAAGTTGTTTCTTCAACACCGTAAGCAGAGATACTTACGCCAGTTGTATCCGAGAATGCAACTAATTTTTTTCCAGTTCCCATAGCGAAACCAGTTCTCTCAAGAACTCCATACCCTCCAATCTCAGCGTTGTACTCAACGTACTCAGCAGCAGATGGTGTATCAGCAGCTGCAAGAGCTACTCTTACATCAACTGGAGTTGCATTGGTGTTAACAATGTTAAAGTTCATGTATGCCACAGTACTTGCAGGTACAGTGTATATTGTTGTTAATGTATTTGCGGCTAGGGATGTTTGAGTCCCCAATATTCCAGAAGCCATTTTCTATTCTCCGTGTAGCAGATGTTAGTGGTTATATGATATTTATAATAATTGGGGGGATCAAACTGACCCTGCCCAGAATACGTATCCTTTAGTCGTACGTGTGGTGTCAATGTATGTCTTGACGGCACGTTGAGTAGGAACTTTTTGGTTTGAGTTAGCAGAAAGAGTAACATCAGAAGAGAATTCTGTGATACTTTCTCCTAACTGAGCACCAATAGAACCCAGTCTCAAGGATGATAGACCAGATAGGTCAAAAGATGATGCATTCAATGTAGTTGAACCAGTTGCCTGGTTAACCTTAAAGTAACGACCAACGGTAAAGTTACCATCTTGGTCAGTTGATACAAAGAATACACGTCCTGGGAAGTCTTCAGTGACCTCATTGCCTGGTGCTGGATCAACTAATGGATCTCCAGGCCAGTTAGTTTGTAGTTTGTTTCCTGTACCTAAGTCTAGGAAGTCATGACCAGTTAGACGAACTTGACTATAACCATATCTGATTTTATAGTTTTGTCCATCGAAGGTTCTTGTAGGTTTCTCAGCAGCAAGAACAACTAATGAAGTACCAGTTGTATCTGTCTGTGAGTTTGTTACCTGCATAAACTCATTATCAATCTTGATGTAGTCATTGAGATTGAAACCAGAAGCGTCAGAAATTCTAACATTATCTTGAGAGTTATTAAGATCTCTCAAAGTATCTGTTTGATCGACAACCTTGATTTCAATAGCACGAACTGAAGCACCACTGGTATGAGCAGTAGCATTAGTTCCTTCAACTCCACGAGTAACATCCATAGATGTTGCTGTTGGGAATGAAGTAATACCCATCATTTCATCACCTACAATACAGAATGCTCCAATTGAGAATCCTGAAATAGAGTTAACAAAAATTGTGGTTTCAGAAGAACTGTTAACAGCAGAACTCAAGTTACTAGCACCACCATACTGATATCTAGTGATCAGTTCCAAACCTAGATGAGTAGCAGCAGCACTTCCTAGCAGTCCTCTAGTAACAGTTAAGTTACCTCTTCCTGTAGGAGGATTATATGATGAGTTCGCAATAACGAATGTGAATGGTTCATCACCAGCACCACCAGGACCAGTAACAAATTCCATCGAACCACCTGGAACAGGGGCAGATGACCTACCAGTTATGGCAAGTACGAATCCATTCTGACCACCAACAGCATCAGCGTTGCTAAGTAGAGCACCTTGTACTCCAGAAGTTTGACCATCTATAGTTTCACCTTGTACAAAGGTTCCTTTGAAAGGTCTATAAAGAATCTTACCAACACCAGCCTGTACAGAGATGATCTCTCCAACAGCACCAGATGTTAATCCAACAACTCTTTCTTCATTCAACCAAATTGAATCTTGTGCTCCAGCAACGATTGTTCCTGCATCATATTCAAGTGATAATCCATCGATATTACCATCAAGAGTTGATTCATTATTATCAAATCCAGAAGATACAATACCATAAACACCCCAAGAAGAGTTACCTGCAAGAGATCTGATTCTACCACCACGTGTAGAAGCATAAGAAACATGACAGTAGTAAGTAAAGCAAGATACAATCTCAGCACCTGCCTTGTTTGTAACCCAGAAACCTACACCACCATCCTCATGGATTTGTGTCCAAGAGTCAAACACCATTGTTTTGTTTGATCTATTATCAAACGTAACAGCGTTAGTAGAAGCACTTACAAATGTATGTCCATACTGATCAGCAGGAGCAGCAATACCAACATTAATAGTAATGGTTGTTGCGTCTGCTGAAGTAATTACAATTTCCTTACCAAAGTAAGGGTCAGTTGTTCTTGGATATGCATGGTTTGTAGCATTACCATCTTTAGCACAAGTGAATGTGATAGATGCTTGTGCTAATTGAATACTAGATCCAGCAGTTAACCCATGACTTGAACCAAGAGTAAGAGTCATATCACCTGTAGAAGGATTATATACAGCATTTGTTGGTGTAAACTGTGCTGTGTTATCCCACTTAGCGTGAACATCACCATCAATAACAGCACCAACTCCAGTTGGACCGAAGCAAGAACAGTTTGATACGTAAGGTGATCTCTTAATTGGTGAGTTAGGATCTAGACGTACATAAACACCACCCATTGTAGCAGTGTTAAGATCTTTAGGATCAGAAACAGAAGGAACGAATCCACCCATTCCATCCATAACCATGTCCTTAAGCATAGTGGTGCTTCCTAGCATCCACATAGTTAAGTTTTCGTTATTGATAGGTGTTACACTACTGATAGCAATATCTGTAGAACCTGCTTCATATGTGTCTGAAGTTGTCCAAAGGTTAGCATTAGCGTCTCTAGTTACACTTCCAAGTCCAGAACCTAATCCAGTTGTTACAACTCCAATTAATGTTGTAATAGTTGCTTCCTGAACAATACAGGTTGCCTGTCCATAATTACTGATATCTGTAATAGACTCGTTCTTAACCTGACCTAATCCATGAGTACCAACAACAGTAATTGTTGTGTTATTGATAACATCTTTCATAAGAGGAGTTAAGTATCCTAAGATCTGATTAACTTCTGCCTCACCACCATTCCAATAGTTAGTAGTGATCCAATTATCAACTGTGTCATAAACACGGTCGTTACCACCATAACCTAAGTTAGCAGTAATATCCTGAACCAAACCAGCCATTTTGCTTTCAAATACAGAAGCATCTCCACCAGGAGGACTAGTAATAGTAACACCACCAGCAGCGGCTTGTGCAAGAGTTTCCTTGACAAGGAACTGTGTGTTAGATGTTAATAGGTTATATGAGTCACCAGTTTTGTTATTGACAAATCCATCAGTCTGAACATAGATGTCAGAACCACCTTCTCTAACGTCAATAACTTCACCAGTCTTACTTCCATCACCAGATGTGATAGTAGCACCAAGAACTCTATACTGAGCATCAGGTACTTGTGCAAGTGTAAGTTTAACAACACTTGAAGGTTCACCAGCTCTTGCCTGAATCCTTGATGTTCTTAAGTTATCACCAACAATACCTACTTGCTCAGGAACCCTCATTGGAAGGATTTCATTATATGTTCCTGCCTTAACATAGATTGTTGCAGGACCAGTTACGTTATCTACAGCGTGACGAACTGTTCTCCATGCTGCTGTAATACTACTACCAGCATTAAGGTCAGAACCTTCTGGAGTAACGTAATAAACTCTATGTGTAACGTGACTCTCTTTCCATGATGGATATCCTGTTGAGTCAACAGTTAAAACTTTATTCTCTGAACCAATAGGCAACCTAGCAGGACCAGAACCACCTTGATAAAGAACGTCACCAGATGTAGTCAGAACATTGGCAGATGCTCCTTCCGCTAGTGAATTCCAGTATGTACCATTAACGTCTGTCTCTGGTGCTTGTGCTGAGTTCTCAGCAACACAAATATGTGAGTTACTATTTCTAGTAACAGCATCACCTGGATAATATGTTGTACCTACATCCCAAGTACCTTTCCAAGTGAAACCTCCAACAATGAAGTCCCAATCAGATGCATTGGATGCTGGAGATGAATTAATATTAGTTGTCTTAGCAACGTATGAGTTACCACCTAAGAGTACAACGTCGCCTGGTTTGTATGTTGTAGTACTATCCCAGTTACCAACAACCTTAAAACCTGTAGTTAAGATATCCCACTGAACACCAATACCATTATTTGGCTGAATAGCAGTGCTAGTTTGAAGAGCGACATATGAATAACCACCGTAAGTTACGATGTCTCCTTTCTGATACTCTGTAGAAGAATCCCATGTATCTTCAAACTTGAGACCATCCAAGTAAGCAGAGAACTTAGCGATATCAAACGTCGCTGTTGTTGTATGGGGTGTAGTCGTTCTATAAAGAATGTTACCATACTTAACTATATCGTTAAGTTTATAGAATGTGGCTGCAGCCCAATCACCAGCATTGTAAATCCCTTCAGTATGAAGTGACCAACTACCAGCGTCAGTTCCGTACCATTGTGCTGCTGAAGAAACCGATGTATGGTTTGCGGAAGCAACGTATGTGTTAGCACCAAATTTAACAATGTCATCAATGACATAGGCGGTCGCAGCCGTCCAGTCACCTCTCCAGTTAAATTTTAGTCTACCAAGTCTAAAATCTGCCATTTGTTTTTCCTTTACTTAGGTCCCTCGGTTGTATAATCGTAAGATTCATTGAAACGAACACAGAAATATCCGTTGTCATCAATGAAGTAGGTTACTTTCCTACTATCAAATCTATATTGTTGATATTCATCTTGTGGATGGTTAGTATATGATTTAGATTCTGTAGTTTCTTCCACATAATCTGTCATACCTGTCGCAATATCTAGGTACGGAGTACCATCTTTACGATGGAAAGTTACTACATCGTCATCTATACTTCGGATTTTGGTATAGTTAAGCATACCATCGTCGTCTCTTGATAACGCATGTATTGTAAAATCGTTTCCTAGATCGTAGTTATTGCTTGCAAAACCTGTGCCACCGCCACCACCTGAGCTAGTGCCACCGCCTCTAAAACTATCGCTTATGTACATTGTCATGTGACAATAACCCTCCAGTAAACTCCTTCCCAAATTAATTGAACACCTGCGCCTTTAACGTCAAAAACTAGAGGAGATGAAATAACTCCAAATGTATTTTGAAATTGTCGTCCGATAGGGTCCGTCAGAGTAACATTATTTATATCCCAACTAAACTTTACATCAATGAACTCAATTACATCCCCAGACTTGGGAACTAATTGGTTATTATAAAGCGGAAGAGTTAACGATACTGGACCATTGGAGGAGTCCACCAAATAACGAAGGCTTGTTCCAAGAGTTTGATCAGAATTGATATATTCCCACCTCGCTCTGAAAACGTCAAATCCACCAGTGGTGGTTCCGTCGTGAATGACGGCCATATTTTTGTCAGTATCAATCGTCAGCTCACCTTGTGCTCCAGTGAAAAGTGCATGTTCAGCTGTTGTACCCCTTCGGAATTGAACCTGAGTTGTCATCAGTGATTATTCGATACCAAATATATTTATGAGATATTTATATTAGATAATCCAACCATAAGATCTTGGTGGTGCAACTTGTATGCGTCTTGTTGTACCTTCACCAACATGTAAAATAACTCCACCTTCAGATACAAATCTCTGATAAGGTGCAATAACTTTGGTTGTGATATCAATCTCAATTGGGCAGTGTCCATCGTAACTGAAGACACGGAGGACTTCTGCACTTGATACAGAAGGTATACGACCTGAACCAACGAAGCTCTTGACAATAGTAGGAATATTGTCCTCTTCGAAGACATCGATCCTTCCTGAACCATCGTGTGTAGTTGTAATACTGGAAGTAGATTCTCCAGAGAATGATGCGGAACCTTCTCCAATATATCCCTTCCTTGTAAAGGATTCTGCACCTGATCCTCTGACCTCGACAGTAACATCTGTAAGAATGTTTCTTGTAATTGCCTGTCTTGCAACACCCAAGAAGTCGAAGATTGCAACATTCTCGTATGTAATTGTTCTGGATTCGGATGCATTGTTCCATGTGAAGAATGATCCAGTTCCAACTGTAACTCTTGTTCTTGGTGTATCTGCTGCACCAAATACATGTACAACTCCATAGAGTTCTGGAGAGAATGCAATTGTCTCGGCAGCACCAGCAAAGTTGTAAAGACGACCAAATCCAACGTATGCTTCTGTATGCTTCTCGTCTGCAATACCAGAAACACCAAGATCGATTTGAGAAGTCCAATCAAATGTACGACGCTCAATGCTGGTAACAAAGTTGAATAGATCTCCGAATCCAACTTCGACGAATGTTGTTGCTTCCTCTGCACGACCCTTGAATGTGAAGAGTCCTGTTGCTTCTGGTACGACTCCAACACTTTCTGAAGCACCAGAGAATCCAAAGAGTGTACCAAATACAATCTCTCTTCTGACAACAGCCTGACTTGAAACACCACCAATAGAGAATAGTGCAGTAGTCTCGTCTGGGTTGACAGTGAAACTCTCTGAAGCACCACTGATGTTGAAGATACGTCCTTCTCCAACAAAGTCTCTTGTACGAGTAACGTCTGTTGTAACATCGACGTAGATAGTACCAGAACCAATATTGTTTGGTGTGAATCTCTCGAATGCTTCTCCAGTAATATCGAGGAATACTGGTACTTCGTCTGGACTGAATGCAACAGTTTCTGTTTTTGTACCACCAATAGAGAATAGTATCTGCTTCTCTTCTGGATTGAAGGTAACACTTTCGGATGCACCACTGATGTTGAAGATCCTTCCTTCTCCAACAAAGTCTCTCGTGCGAGAGAATGTGGATGTAACATCGATTGTTGTAGTACCAGAACCAATCCAGTTTGGAATGTACTTGATACTTGCTGTGCCAGACAGTTTGGACTCGACTGTGAATCTCTCGCTGAAGGTTCTGATGAATGCACCAAACCCTTTGAGTGCCATGTCTGCCTGGAATTCTGGCAAGACAAATGTGACACTCTCTGCTGCACCACTGATAGCAAATATACGACCTTCGCCAACCCATACGTGAGATCTGGAAGATGTAGAAGCACCAAAGATATCGACTTCGATACTTGGTTGCTCTGCAAATGTGAGAATTGGTTCTGAAACTTCTCCACTGAAGAGAATTTCTCCTTGACCAATCTCTCTGAATGTTGCAGCAACACCTGCTTTCTCTGGACTGAATGATATATCTGCTTGGAAGGCAGGTAATTTGAGAGTGATAGCCTCGTTTGCTGCTCCAATAGAGAACAGTCCACCAACACCAAAGTGAATATCGACGTTGACAACAACCGCATCTCCACTGAGATATATGTTTCCGAGTGGTTGTTCTGCGAATGTAAGTAGTGGATCTGCAATCTCTCCAAAGACTGTGAATACACCAGATCCAATATTGCCACCAAAGGTGAATCTCTGAGATACAGCACCCTTGACAACTGCGTCTGCTGTAAACTCTGGAAGTTTGAGAGTAATAGACTCTGCTGCTCCACCAACAGAGAAGACTTGACCTTCTCCTTGATAAGCACGTGTCCTGAGAAGAGCAGCATCTCCAGTAACATCGACTGGAACGAATGGTTGCTCTGCAAATGTAAGTAGTTCTGGACTTGATGTTCCACGTACTTCTGTGAGAACAAGACCAGTAATAGCAAATGTACGACGTTCGTCGAGACGACCTGTGAAGTCGAATAGTGCTCCAAGTTCGAGTGGGTTGAATGTAACCGCTTCGACTGCACCACTGAAGTTGAAGATCCGACCTTCTCCAGTCCAATGCTTCGTGATGAGTGGTACAACAGATGTGTTGAATATCTCTGTATGAGATTGACCAACCCAGTCTTCTGTATGTTTCTCCAGTGCAGTACCAGAAAGATCGATATCGACTGTAAACTGTTCTGCAACAGTAAACTTCTGACTTGCAAATCCACCAAATGTGAGGTCTGCTTGGAATGCAGGTATATCGAATGTAACCGCTTCGGAACTTGCTCCAATAGTGAAGAGGTTTCCAGATCCATGGAAGTGAAGACTGAAGTTCTCTGCTGCGTTTCCAGAAACGTCGATAATAACGAATCTGTTGGTGTCTGATACAATTGCCTCTTGGCAACGACCAGATACTTCCATGTGTGCAGAACCAACTTCTGCTGTGATAAACTTGAGACTTGTATAACCACCAGTAAATTTGAACTGCGGTGCATCTGTTGGTGGAATGACTGCTGTACATTCTGCTGCACCACTCCAAGACCACAGTACTGGTTCTTGAGTAACCCACTGAGGTGGAACACGAACTTCTGACTCTGAACGAATCTTGATCGCTTGCTCCCATTCGATACCATCCGATATGAAGATCTTCGTCTGAGCAGGTGCTGCAATAGAAACAAAACTGACAAGTTTTCCAAATGGGTATTCGGAAACTTTTGTTCTGATAGAACTGATTGTGGATGTAAATCCATAATCCTCTCTTACCGTTGCACCAGGATCTGTAATTGATCCACCGTCGTGGATTGTTGTTGCTCCACCTGAGAGCCAAGGATCGATCTCGTATGTCTGACCAACAGGTATGTTTGCAACAACACCATTGAGACCAATTCTGATAATAGAAGTTGGTGATGTACCAGTGATACTCTGACTTGGTGTGATCTCGGTGATAGTACCGACACCAGGTAGACTTGCATAATCTCTGTACTGATGTAGATTTGTAGATGTCTCATTGTAATCATAAGTTCTACATGTAGATCCACCAATAAGAGTAGATAGATTACCTGTACCTTCATAAGAGAAGGATCTAAGTACAGGTTCTGCTGTTCCCTGAGATGCCCAAAGAGTACCAAAGGCATTCCAATTAGGTGCAAATCTAATGTCAGCAACACCCCTGATTGGGAATAGAGCCTGCTTCTCATCTGGGTTGAAGGATACAGATTCAACTGCACCACCAATCTTGTAGATCTGACCTTGACCAACGTAGTCAAATACACGTGAAGCTTCAGCGTATACAATACTGAATGCACGACCTTCACCTGTGTATGGTCTGGTAACACTGTAAGTTGCCTCACCAGTAACATCAATTGGAATAAATCCATTCCACTGTGGGTTGATACGTACCCAAGTCTCTGAACGAATCTTGATCGCTGCATCGAATGTAACCTCTGCAATAAATCCAACAGTACGTGATGTATGTGTATTGCTGGTATACTGAAGAGCACCAAAAGGATACTGCCATACTGTCTGAGAAATATATCCCCAATCAATATTACCAGAGTAACCCTCAGCAATGATGCCATAATCAAAGGTTGCACCTGGTGTAAAGTTAGATACAAGAGAGACTGTATAGTCTGGATCTACTACCGCAACAACACCAACGTTAATCCTGACAACGGATCCTGTAGATGTACCTGAGAGGATCGTAGTTGTAGATATCTCCTCGACAGTAGCAGTTCCTGGTAATGGACCGAAGTCTTCATAACCAAATGGTACGATAGAAGTATCGTTGTAATCCCAAGTAACTCTTTCAGCGTATGCATCTCCAGTGAATACTGGAATAGTACCAAATGGTTGTTCACCAAATGTTCTCTTGATGTTGGTAACTTCACCTGTGACATCAAGAACACCAAAACCTCTCCAGTTAGGTACGAAGTTAACCTTAACGTTAGATTGTAATGGAGCAAGAGTACCAGTAGCAACGTAGTCTGTAGTGACACTCTCTTCACCACCACCAATTTTGTATAGGTTACCAGAACCCTCATATGTGAAGGTGAATGCCTCGTCTGCTCTAGAGAAGTTGAATAGTACGCCAGATCCAATCTCACTAATACTAGTGCTCTCTGCAAGAGTACCAGTAACAAGATTCCTAACGAATCCAATCCATTTCGGTTTGGTTCTTCCTCTACCTGAACCCTGAACCTTAACTTCACCAGTACCAATCCAGTTAGGTACGAAGTTCTGTTTAGCAGTACCTTTGAGTTCACCAATACCGTATGGGAACAGAGTACCAGTGATACTAAGAAGACCCCAGTCAAGATTGGTTGTCTTACCAACAGACACTGGAGCATGTTCAATCGAGTCTGTATACGTACCCGAATGAGGTGCAACCTGATATCCACTAGGATCTACAGTTGCAGTTATTGTAGGATTAATTTGTACTACAGAACCAGTACTTACACCTGACAGTACTTGGTTTGTAGAGATAACTTGATAGGACTGTATCGGAATCGTTCCGTAGTCCTCATATTCAAACTCAACAACAGCAGAACTATTATATGCGTATGTTCTACTATTATCTTCGCTATTAATATTAGGTAGAGTACCTGAACCCTCAAATCCAAATGTACGCTTAATATCTGAGACTTCTCCTGAAATCTGGGCTGTAACATATCCCACCCAGTTAGGTCTGAAGGAAACCTCTGCGTTACTCTTAAATCTGAATAGTCCTTTGGACTCAATTGAAATACTTCTAGTAACTGTACCAGATCCAATCTTGTACAGTTCACCGTCACCAGATTCTTTCTTAGAGAAAGCTTCCGTTGTGAGGGACTGGATCCCAAACAACCCGTCGAATTCGAGGTCTGGAACCCAGTGTGTAACCGCACTACCTGATACTCGTACTGTACCTTGAACGATCCAAGGAGCCATGAGACGATAGTAGGTATTGCCCATCTCGAAGACAGTACCTGTACCAACCCATGCATGTAAAACTGTCCACTGTGTAGCAGTCTTCGGTCTGATGAAACCGTAAGGTCGGACAACATCAGTGTAAATTATTCTACCCCAATCATCAACCGCAACAGCTTCTACGTCGTTGATAGATCCACCGTCAATAACGGTTGTGGGTGTTGATGCTAATGAACTTAAACCGTAGTCAAGTTTTATAAACGGTTCAATGCATGAAGGATCCCATGTATATGATGCTTTCTCTCCACTAAAAATACGCAGCGCAAAACTTGATCCATATGGACCACCTATACCAGTTGTATAGACATGCGTTGCCATTAATTCAGTATCCCTCCACTAAAACAAAAAGGGGATCCAATAACGAATCCCCTCACACATAATAATGAATTCAATTGAATCAATCAGTCTAGGCTGACGTTCAGAGTCACTTTGATTTGGTCACCAGCGTTTTGAATAGCGTAAGGACCATTTGTGAACCTTTCAGCGAAGAATATTGCATCATAGAGTGTCACAGAACCTGTTCCATCAAGTGCTTTAGTAGTCGTGAAGGTGTTTGCATCAGGAGTCTCAAATACAATGTAAGTACCAGCAGTAGTTGTGGTATTACCTGTTCCCTGATCGATGTAAACTGCATCGCCTGGTTCTAGACCATGCCCTGTAGCAGTTACTTTACTGAAGTTAAACTTAACAACGTCATTACCGTTAGAAGTCTGAATGTTCTCAATAAGAACGTTATTGAGATATACAGTTACTGTTCCGTCTGTATCATCTGTCTCGTAATCGATACCAGTAATAACTGTAGCAGCATCAATACCATTAGGTGTAGTTGTCTGAGAAACTCTCATTCCAAGAGCAAGATCTTCAGCAACGTTTGCTTGGAATACCAAGTCGCCACTAACAGCACCACCGTTTGCCTTACTTAGATAAACTGTAGTACCAACGATTCCAGTAACACGTGCTCCCTGAGCAACGTTAGTTCCAGTAACACGTTGTCCAACAACGATTCCAGTTGTAGCTGTAACAACAACTTCGAACTCACCAGCAGTACCAGTAGCAGCAGTGGTTGAAGCAACAGCAGCAAGAGTGATATAGTTGTTTCCGATAGTACCACGAACACCAGACTTAGAAATCTCTGTTCCTGTAGCAGCAGTACCAGCATCAGCTACACCATGAATGGTTGTAGGCATGTTGTTAGCACGTGAAAGGAAATAACCGTATACGTTACCAGCAGGACCATCAAATGTAAATGTTTGCTCTGGATAAGAAGCAGTTGTACGTCCTCTACCAAAACTTAATGGTTGTGCAGTGAAGTTACCAGTGTTCTTAACACTTAAGTTAAGTGTAGTACCATCAATGTCAACAACATATGCACCAGTGCCGACAGATCCACCAGTAACATAGTCACCTTTTTTAATACCTGTGTTAGAAGCAACCGTAACTAGGTATGTTCCAGATGTACCATCACCATTAGTTGTTGTGACAGCAGTTGGTTCAGTCTCAATTCCCCAACGGTTACCGTTCAGCAAGATACCATATTGCTGTGCATAATCCTGATCAGTCCTATTATTGATGATTGCAGGATATCCTGTAGTAGGTGCTCCACCATAACCGTTAGTATTGTTCTCGGTGTATGGTTCGAAATATCTTGTCTGTGAGGGAGTGTCACTCTCAGCAGGATATGTATCTGTAGTGAACAACTTAAGAATAAGGTTCCTAGGGATGTTCTGCGAATAGTTTAGCAGATTCCTTAGAGAATCAATCTCGCCGTTGTCGGTGACTAAGAGTGCCATTGTTTTCCTCTGTCCTAATTACGTTGCTATGTATGATTATTTATAACCACCAATTATTTATAATTTTATCCTCAGTGCAACACTAGCCTTACTTATGTTCAGGACATGGTTTACATTGAATCTGAAGATATCACCAGCGTTAACTGTGGTGTTCCAAGTCGAAAGATTATCATCCTTCGATTTAATTTCTGTACTGGTATTTAGAATACCTAGTCTCGGTGTTTCTGTTCCTGTTATTGAAGTGAAGTTAGGAAAGTCATCGTAAGCACACTTCAATATATCTACTTCAATATTACCTGCAATATCTGCTACCAGAATCCATGATTCAATAGTACCAGTAACATCGATTGCCATATCACCCTTTGGTCCTATTGCCATTGGGAATGATCCAGCATCAATAACAAAATTGAGAGTTCTTGTTAGATCTGCGGTGGTTACTAAAGCAACACCAGAAAATCTAAGTCCTGAAGTAGGTGGAGTACTAAAAACAATTTGATCGTTTGAAACGATATAATCTGTATTTGGTTTGAGAACTACATCATTGATAGAGATCAATAATTGCTGTTCATCTATTGGTGTATATGGTGATCCGTTAACAGAAAGAGTGAACGTATCTTGTGTACCATCAAATCCACCAGATATATCATCAAGTATTAAGTTTGTATACTGTGTAGACTTGGTTGGAATTTGATAATTAACATCCAAGTTATACGCAGGGTTCTCTCTCAGAGCAACACTGTGTTGCTGAGATCCAACTCTAACGGTATACTCTGCCATTATGACGATACTCCAGGATTAACTTCCACCAATCCTTCGATAACTCTTGTCTTGTATCCAGTTGGAGCAGTCAAGAGAATGTCATAGACATATCTTCTACGGTCTAAAGCACCTGTTTCTGTACTAGTCATTGATATACCAATCTCACCAGCAGTTCGATTGACAAATACCAAAGGTACAGCAACTGCCGTTGATGATGCGTGACTAGTTTTAAAATTAGCCTCACCAGTATATCCTGTCATGTTCAATGATGTACCATCTTTATTAGTAATAAAGAAAGTTACGTCAAAGTTTGCATGACGGTCAACGACTATATTTACAGGTATCGCTGCCATTAGATTCTAGAAGTTACTTTTATTTAGTTGGTTTCTTAGGTGGAGCAGGTACATCAGGATCAGGAGATTCTAAAAGATCTAGTGTTTCCAATCCACCAATAACTTTAATTCTATACTCTTTTAATTCTGTAAGACTCTTTTCAGTTGTAGTGATCTTAGTCTCTGTCTCACCCAATTGTCTTGTGAGTTCTGTACGTATTTTACTTGCTTCCATAACAAAAATGTATATGTTCTATTTATTTAAGTCTTCATGATGTAGCATAGAGCATAGTACTTAGGCATAACGTTGAGTGCAGATCCACTTCCACTATTTCCAGAAGTAGGAGTTGTATTTCCAGTATTTCCACTACCGTTACTACTAGTTCCTGGTGATGCATTACCTGTGCTTCCACTACCAGCACCAGTGGTTCCACTTATGCTAACCGTTGTGTCATGAGTATGATCTTCACTAACTCCTAAAGTATCGAAGTAGTGTGCGTGATTTCCACCATTATTCATATTAAAGATGGTAGATGAATAAGTACCAGCACCACCATATCCATAAGAACTACCACCGTTACCTGGAATAACATGACCACCATCAATGTTTGTAGTGTGTTGGTGTGTACCAGCATCAGATGTGTTTCCACTATGATAATGGTTATCACTTTGTACTCCACTGGTTCCAGTTCCCGATCCACTGAATGAGTGAGTGTGAGCACCAATAGTATGACTATGACTACTTACTGTGTGAGCGTGAGAAGGAATAGTATGACTATGACTACTTACTGAGTGATTATGTGAAGGCATATTCGAAGTTGATATGCTTACAGTCTCAGAACCACCAGTATTACCAGGATTGTAACTACTACCAGCACCAACAACGAACCTATCTCTTAGATCAGGAGTTCCATATGATCCATTACATAGATACCATCCAGAAGGAATGTTAGCAACAGTACCAGACCACATTATAATACCTCCAGCAGGGATTCCTCCACCTGGTGTTTGATTAGTCCACTTACTAGAACTATTGTCCCAAGCAAGAACTTGATCGTCTGCTGGAGAACCACTAATAACAACGTCTGTTAAATCAGCAATGATACTAGCACCACCACCACTGCCAGATTGATCATCAGCAACTAAATCAATGGTTCCATCAGCATCTTGATATGTTGCAGCAATTCTTGTTTCAGTATTACCAGTGAACATAGCACCGACAATATCCTGAACTTGCTCTGTTGTTAATTGAGTATTAGCTGTCATATCATCGACAGTTAAATCAATAGTTCCATCTAGATCATTATATGATGCATCAATTCTTGTTTCAGTACCAGTAAACATTGCTCCAACAATGTCCTGAACTTGTTCTGTTGTAAGTGTGGAACCACCAGAAGCATCTGCTTGGTTAGTCCACTTACTTGTAGCGTTATCCCACTTAAGTACTTGACCAGATTGAGGTGATCCACTTATAACAACGTCTGCTAAATTTGCAATAACAGATGATGTTGTTAGATGAGCACTTAGATCTGGTGGAGTGTATGAGAATACACCGTTAACACTGTTATAAGAAATAGCACCATCACCAGATGCAGTCTGAGGTGATCCTACTGATAGACTTCCTAATGTTATGAAACTACTAATGTTAGGAGGAGTATATGAGAATACACCTGTTACATTATCATAAGATAATGCTGCTGTACCTGCTGCGTTAGTTGTTACAGAAATATCTGATAATACTATACCTTGTGCAGCAGCAACCCAATCATAATCACTTCCATCCCAACTTAGAACCTGACCAGATGTAGCAGTGCTTTTATTCAGATGGACATCAACACCAGCATTAATAGTAGATTGTAATCCACCAATAGTTGAGCTACCGAAATTAATAGTACAACTTGTAAAATCTAATGAACACAATGAAGCATTAATAGATCCACCAGAATCAATATCTATTCCATCTGTTAGAGCAGCCTTACCAGTAATATCTACACCATATCCTGCATCAGCGATATTTGATAATGTAGGTGCTGGAGCAGCATTTTCCCAAGATGCACCATTATATTTTAATACGTGTCCAAGTACAGGACTATTAACACTTACATCAGTAAGATCATTTACTGCAACAGCAGTTAAGTAACTACTAAGATCTGGAGGAGTATATGTGAATACACCAGTCGTGTTCACATATCCAAGTCCACCACCACCTGAAGCAGTAGCATTAGAACCAACAGAGAATGCTGTTAGGTCTGTGCTTACAGCAGAAAGATCAGGAGGAGTGTATGAGAATACACCAGTTGCATTGTTATATCCTAATGCTGACGTACCTGCTGCATTAGTTGTTACAGAAAGATCTGTTAATGATATACCAGCACCACCTGTTGCAGTTTGGTCAGCAGCAGCAATCCATTTAGATGTACCAGCATCCCACTTCAATACATGTCCATCAGTAGGAGTTCCAGCATTAACATCAGCAAGATCATTAATATTTGAACTAGCAAGACTTATTGAAGTTAGATATGTACTACTATCAACAGAACCATCTGCTTTTAAGAATTGAGATGATGTTCCACTTGTCTTGACAAATTTGTTACCAGTTATATCACCAGTAGATCCACTAATAGATGCTCTCCATACGTTAGTAGCGAGGTTACCAATATAAAGTCCAACACCATCATTAGTATTAATTCCAACACCAGAAGTAGCATTCAAACTAATAGCATAAGTTCCATTATTCTGTACATCCAACCTACCAGGCAATGATGAAGCTCCAGTTAGGGTAAAGTTTTTATTTGTAGTAGCTCCTCTTCCAACTACACTATCTAATGTATCTGTTTCTGTATATCCAGTTATATAACTACTGAGATCTGGTGGAGTGTATGTGAATACACCTGTAGCATTATTGTAAGCAATTGCTCCATCTCCAGAAGCAACTCCCTCAGAACCTACAGAAAGATCTGTTAATCCAATTCCACTAGTACCAGTAATGACAAGTGATCCAGTACCACCACCTTGTCCGAAGGTGATTCCAGTACCAGCTACAAGATTTAATGTCTGTACATTACCAGTGCCATTATTTGTATGGAGTATTTGAGTTGTAGTTGTATTAGCATGGTTGAATACAAGAGTATCATCTGCTGCTGGAGTAAATGTAAACTGACCAGTTAAATTATTATATCCTAATCCACCATTACCAGAAGGTGTTCCTTCAGTACCTACAGTAAGATCTCCTAATGCAATACCACCACCAGAACCACCACTGTCAAGAGCATTAACCCACTCTGTACCATCCCATTTTAAAATTTGATTAGTCTGTATAGAATTGATATTAACATTGCTAATATCCTCAATGTTTATTCCAGTTAGATATGTACTACTATCAACAGAACCATCTGCTTTTAAAAATTCAGATGATGTTCCACTTGTCTTGACAAAACTACCAGCAGTCAACGCTCCCGTTACCGACACACCAGTATTAGTTGTAATTAATTTATTAGACCCTGCGTAACCAAGACTGGAAGCTCCTATAGTAGGGACAATAGAGACACCAGAAAAGTCTGATATAACTAATGGGTAATTACCACCAGAATCTCCTCTAAATGAATATTGACTTGCAGAAGAACTCCAATTTAGTGCAAGCCAAGTAGAAGCATTATTATAAAGATAAAATCCTTGATTTAAAGAACCAATCTGACATTTAAAACTACCACCATCAGTTTCAATTGTTTGAGTTGTTGTATTACCAGCAGCAGTTACTGCTGCTAATGTAGGTGTAGATCCACCAGTTTGATCTACCCATGTGGTAACACCATTTCCATCGGTCTGCAAGACCTGGCCATTCGTCCCTTCGTCTGGGGGAAGAACAAACTCATGATTGCCACTAAACGCTGAATGTGCTGGTGCTTTTAAACTTACCTTATGTAAATTACTAACCTCACAATATAAATCAATTGCTGCTACATTTCCAGTACCAGTTCTTATAGCAACACTACCATCAGAAATAGTTACACCACCAGTAGATCCATTACCACCAACAGTGATACTGTTAAATGAATTAATATCTAAAGGAGTAAACGATAGTACACCTGTACTATCATCATACGTTAATGAACCATTACCACTCGCAGATAATGAGGTGACAGAAATATCTGATAATGTTATGAAAGTACTGACATCCTGTGGTGTAAATGAAAATACACCAGTGCTATTATCAAAACTTAAACTTGAACTACCAGCAGTATTGTTAGTTACCTGTATATCTGTTAGAGCAATCCAGTTTGCAGAGTTATCTGTTACTACACTATAGTTACCAGAACCATCAGTCTTCATCAGACCAGCACTAGGGAAGTCTGCATCCTGAATAGCATCACCAATTGAGGTGATAAAATTACTTAAATCTGGTGGTGTATATGATACCACCCCAGTAGAGTTATCGTATACTAAATTACCTGCACCACTAGCTGAATTGACAGTGACACTTAAATCAGTCAAAGTAATATAAGACGCATTCAGAATAATCTGACTGCTATTAAAAGTATGAAGGTCTAAACCTATTTCATTAATCTTCTGTCTTTGTACCTCGAAGGTATCAGACTTATTTACTACGACTTGTGCCATTACTTTCTATCAATTGTTTTAGTAGGGTCTTAAGTTCACTAAGTTCACTTTTAACATAATCTAATTCATACTCCATACTCCGTTGCTTGTTTCTGGACGCTTTATATTTGGCAAATGAAGACCTATCGGTATTTATTATCGCACCTGTATTTACGTCACGATATAAATGGTCTTGGTCTTTAACCTTCAAATTGTTCATTAGTATGATGCTACTGCCCTCATATCCTGAATCTTAGGAACGAATGCAGGATTATTAGACTTCATGACAATCTTAACTGCATAGGATGAAAATTCTGGTAGATTCTCTATGCTGTAAGATAGTTCCTGATATGAAGACTGTTTCTCTGTTATACCACTGATAGCATTTTCAGAAGAAGCAATAGTATCTACATCAGGTTCACCTGATGTGTTGAAATAAATCCATTCAATATCCTCAAAGTTTTCCTGTGAAGAAGACTTCTTAAGTTTATAAAGGATCTGTAAATTCTTAGTATCAGTTACATTAGCAGTAAGTTTTACATCAATAGATGTAGCAGGATTTTCAATAGAAATTTCTTTAGTTACATACTTAGCAATTCCAGAACTATTCTTAGATTGTGTCTCAGAAATAAAATCAATACCATCTGAATATGATACTGCTGCAATTTCAATGAAACTTGCTTCATCTACTGGTTGATTTGGATATGAAATCAAATCCCCAACTCTAAAGATATCATTCAACTGATCATCTACATTAGCATTTCTATCAAAACTACTATTATCAATAAGTCTTCCATTGTAATCATCATTAATTGGTTGCTTATCATTAACAGTAGTTAATTCACCAGATTTATTATTCCATAAGAGTATCCTACCAGATATCTTATTGTCATATGTTTGGGCAACAACAGAAGGATTTCTTGCAGTCACATATGTTGGTGGTGTTGTAGTATTTGGAATATCAAATGCAAATTTAACAAGACCAGTTGTTCCAACAGTAATAGTTCCAGTAAATGACTGACCACTAAATGTTAGTGTTTCACCAGCAACAAAAGTATTAACCGTAGTTACTTTTACATATACTGTGCTTCCATCAACTTTAACAATAGTACCTTCTGCTTTTGAAGTAACACCAACAAGAGTTTGATTATTATTAATTACTTCAGCACCTTGAAGACCAGATGCAGTGAATGAGTATACAGGTAAGAAGGATACAATTTGATTCCTTCTACCATAACGTTCCTCTGAACCTGAAGAAGATTCAACACGGTTACTAATAGTTTTAACAGATGCTCTAGCAAGATCAATAACTGGACTCAAATGAGACACAGTAGATGATAAGTCTAATTTGTATAGTAATGAATTATTGATACCATTAGCAGTTTCATTAATCTTAGAAGCAACAATCTTTTGATTGATGAAATAGAAATCTTCATTTAAGAATGTCTTTTCATAATCAGTCTGAGAATATGATGTAAAGGTTCCAATATTATCATCTATTGGTGAAACATTGGTTGTTTTAACAAAACTATTAATCTTAGTCTGACTAAAGGTTAGATTGGATATAGAAGCATATAATTTTTCAAACTTTCTATTATATGTTGCTAGTACACTTGTACCACCACCGAAGGAATTACCAGACGCTCTAGTAGTTCCAGTGATGTTGTAGTAATCAACACCAGTATTAGAAACCTTATAAAGATTGCTATTTAAAGAGGAAGCAGTTACACCACCAACATCAACTGCATTCTTGAAGTAAACCCATGACTTATTAAGGTCGAAACCATTATCTCTATGATTGACCTTAACAATATAGTTATTATTCTTAAACAACGTTGATGTAGCAGTAGTATTTGCTTCTGCATTAGTTTCAATAGGATCGTGATCTAATGGTTCAAACCCTAGATTATCATTGGATAGTACAAGACTTGCAGTTCTACTAATATCAAAGTCTGCACGATTCAAGACAAACTTAATATCTTCAAATAGATCCTCTGTCCAAGAGTTTATATTTTGAGACTTAAACAGAGATCCTAAAGCAGGTTGCGTTGTTACAATTTGACTAGTAGCAATTTCAACTCCACCTAATGTAGATGCCCACATCTCATAGTCAATAGAATCTGTCTCTATAGCAAGAGCATACTCAGTATCATTTTCAAGATATACAGGGAAGTCGAAGTTAAACTTAGTAGGAGTGATTGATTGTGTCTCTCCTTCAACATCAATAGCAATACCCATTCTTACTGCTGGAGTATCAATAGTAATTTCAGATTCTATTACAGCACCAGCATTACCAGATCCTGTTCCTCTAAGAACAATTGATGGTGGTTCTGTATATCCTGAACCAGAAAGAGATATCTCTGCATCATATACAAGACCTTGAGAAACCCTAACTGTAGCAGTAGCATTACCACCACCAGGAAGTTGAGGACTTTCTATTGTAATGATTGCAGATTCGTAACCACTACCTGTATTAGAAACATTCAAACTAGTTACACGACCAGAATCTTTAGCAATGGTGAGTGTGAATTGTGTATTGTTAGCATTATTAGCTTGTGTAATAGATGTAACAGTTAATAGTTCATCTTGAACAAAACTCTTACCGTTGTTATTGTCTAATACAACTGTATATACTTGATCGTTTGTTAATGTATAATTACCTGTTGTACTAGCAACAATCTCAATATTATTTTTATCAATAACTTTACTGATAGGACCAGAAGCATTGGATTTAGATCCAGTTATACTTTCACCTTTTGTAATATTAAGTGTATCACTTGCGACTACTTTTAAGAATGTTTCTGGTGTTAATACTTTCTGAGTACCAGGAATAATATTCTTACCTGGTTTTCCACTAACAACATCAGTTATATAAACTCTTAATGGAATATTTTCACTCTTCTTATTAAAGAATAGATCTAAACTTGTAGCAAATACACCACCATCAAATCCATCAACTTTAAATGTCTGAGCAAATGGGTTAGGTCTTACTGGGTTTTCAGTATTACTATCAATAATCTGTGTACCTTCATTCGCTTTAAAGAATGCAGGTCTCGTAGATATAATTGAAGAAGGATTCTCTGGAACTATACCTGTAGCATAGAACTTAACTTCAGCAAATGTTTCTACATCCTTTGTATCAGCATCAGTAGAACTAGATGTAAATCTGATTGTCTTAACACCTGTACTAAATCTTAATTCATCAGCATCTGTATCATATGATACAGTGTCAACATTTCCAGTCCATACAGCATTTTCTCTAGGTGGAACACCAGCAGGAACAAGGATAACACCACTTGCATTACCATTATTATCTGTAGTGACAGAACCATTAAATGCTGACAGTGAGTTAGCAGCAATACCAGTATACTTAAGGTCAGGATTTACCCATCTAGCAATATCTCTGCCTTCCATAAAGACATAGACTTTTGTATTAGGTTTTAATCTATTAATTTTAAATTTAACAGGGATACTTCTAGCAAAGTATGATAGTGATGTAACAACAACGTTAGATCCTACACCCTTAGTTACTAGTCCCTTACCAACTTCATTGTTCTGTGGACTAATATTAGAAGATGTTCCTACAGCAGCAGTAGCAACATTAGAATCTGCAATATTAGAATTAACTTCTGCAAATGATCCAATGTTATAGAATGCTTGGTTAGCACCTAACCAATTAACTTTATATGAATTATAAAGACTTGAGAATGCTTCCTTTAAATTTTCCTTAGCAAGGAATATAGAGTATAGATTAGTATTATTATCTGTTACTAAAGGTTCTACACTATTGTCATACCAAGAATCTACACTAGGACCAATGAATGAATCACCAACATACTGAAGTACAACAAATGGATTAGGATTAACTGTCTTAGTAGCAAAGTTATTTCCTAGTAGTTCTAATTCTGTGTATGGAAGAGTAACTATATCACCAGTCTTTTGATAACCAGAAACAGATCTTTGATCATCTCTATTATTAACTTCAACTAGATCAATAGAATCTTCTTTTGCTTGAGGACGTAGTACAGACTGTTGTGTATCAATAGCACACTTATAATCAAGTGATTTAAGAGATCCAATCTTATGAGTCTCAAAGTTGTCCACAATGAAACCACTCTTAAAGCGATTGACACCAGCAGCATCTGTAATCTGCATATTAAGAGCTTGTTGCTCAAGAATGCTTAACGTAGTGTAATATTCCAGTCTCTCAATACGTTTTTCCAACTTACCAATGTCACGCATTGTGTAACGACGGTTATCGACTGGAGTAATTCTTACATCCTTACCTGACTGTGTGAAAGCAGGTATGTACATATAGTACAATGCAATAGCATCACTAATAACATCTGGTTTGGATGGGTTGAGTGAAGAATTACCTTCCTTAACAATAAACTGACCTTTCTTATTCAAGAACAATCCATCAATCCTATCAAGGTATTGTGTCTGTGTAAATGAGAATGTATATTCAAGATTAGAATCAGGAGCAGGTGTACTAGAAACAATACCACCAGTTCCAGTGAATGATCTACTATTAGGTGAAGATAGTAATGATGTATTCTGGAATCCACCAATAATAGCATCGTTATCAACTTTAGGTCTAAAATCTAAAACATCTTTAAGAGATACCTTACCTAATACAGGTGAGTTGAATGAAGGAATTTCCTCTGGTCCTACACCAGCTTCATGTAAGTATGAATCAACAGTAATAAAATCACCAGAAGTATGATCAAAGTAATCGAAAGCAACTACTAACTGTCCTACAGGTGCTTCAAAACCAGGTTTAATGACAAGTCTAGAGATATCATATATTGTGTCTCTTTGACCATCGTCAAATGTAAACCTATTAGTAACATCAGTACCAGTAACCAAGTTACCTGACTTGTCAACTACAGGAGGTGTTGAACTAGATCCTTCATAAACATATCTCAAGTTAAATGCATCTGCATAACTGAATACATCTAAAGACTCTGTATCATAATCTCTACCTCTGAAAGGTACAATTTTGTCACCAGCAGACTCAACAACAATTCTCTTGTTTAAGTTTGCTGTCTTAAGTCTTGGTTTTGCTTTAGTAACTTCTAAAGTAGCAGTTAATTTTAATGTAGGATATGTTGTATATGATGTAGATCCAAAATAACCTGAAGGTAGATTCAACTTAACACTACCAGAAGTTAAACCACTAGCAGCATCAGTAGATGCCTTTATCTCAACCTGATCTGAAGTGATATAAACTACATCACCAGCAGCAACATCAGGAGCATCTCCTGCATCAAGTACTGTGATTAGGAAGTTGCTTTCACTAAATGATACAAATCTTTGAGTTCCAAATGGGAGTTGAGCAGCAAAAGTAATAGAACCAGCACCACCAGAACCAGTAGATATAAAATCTCTTCTGAGATAGTAGGTAATCTTGGAATCATCAGAAGTAGCAACAATAGAACTTATTTGATTAGAACCAGTTTTATATAATAGAGTTCCTTGATTAAAGTTCTCAATAGATGGTCTTACTCTAACAACACTAGCATTAGTAACAGTATTAGGTAGTGATCTATCTAAGTAAATTCTAGATTTGTATACACCAGCAGGTTCTGTTGATTGTTGTACAACACCTCTTACAAGATTTCCAGTGTCATCTGTAAACTGAATTAAATCTCCATGTATAACAAATGTTGTTGCATTTCCACCAAATCCTGTACACTCAATATACTTTCTTCCTTTAGTTCCACTGAAAGTAAAATCAGTTACTGAAACAACTTCAGAATACTTCTCTTTGTTAATTTCAATGTCTGCTGTAAATGTATTTGAATTACCAGATCCAAATTGAGAGTAGAATGACTTAACATTCTGTGGTGTATATGTTGTAACAGCATTCCTTACTAGAACTGGAACAACAACTGCTTGTGATGAAGCACCAGCATCAACAATCTCGACTAGAGGTGGTTGTGAGTATTCAACTCCAGCAGCATCTCTGTCTATAATACCTACACTATAAACTAACTGATCTCCACTGACATTAACAAGTATCTTAGAGTTATCATATTCAACTCCATCAATTC